TCACCACCTTCTGGAGCTTCACCTTCTGGTGGCTCTTCGGTAATAATTTCGCCAGTTTCATTGTCCAATTCAGGGTCGTAAACCTCTTCTTCTTCTACATAGAAATCATATTCAAATAATAACCTGAATTTATCTCTATCTTTTTTATTATCTTCGTTTGTATATTTTTTCATTACATTAAAAGTTGTCTTCCGTCTTCAATTATTATTTTTTTGTTGACTCTTTCAACAATACTCTTATCAACCTTAATAAGTTTAGGTCTGCAATTACCATCTAAATCACAAACAGTTCCTTCTTCATTATCACCTTCCAAAAACCTATTTAAATCGTCTAATTTATTTTTCTCCATAATATTAAATATTTAAAGTACTTATTTTAATATAAATAGAGAGAAATTAGCAAAAAAACCGTTTTAAGTCTATTAAAACCAAATTATTGTTACTATTTATTATTAATTGGTTTTCATATTTACTCCAATCAATCTTCCACTGTTTATAATTGATATTACCTTTTGGTAAATCAAATTCAGTTTCTATTAACGTATTTAACGCATTTATCGTATAAAAAGTCTTTTTCTTTTTATGAACTATTAAGGCGTTTTTGAAGTGTTTTCTAAGGTTTATATGTCCCCCTAGCGGTAATTCTATAAAAAAAGTTAAGATATATTGGGATTTATCTTGGAGGCTTTCAAATATAAAAACTTTATCTGAATCTACCTCAAAGGTGTTTTGAATATATATTAAGAACTCTTTTAACACCTCCTTATCTATAAAAGAGGCTATTAATATTTTTTTATTCATGTGGATTAATTGAATATAACAATGGAACATACTTACAATCGTAATTTAATCGTTCCAAATGGTTATTATATTCAATAAGTATCTCACTACCTTCCAGAAACACCTTGCTTTTCTTAATTATTTTTTTCTCAGCTTTTTCAATATTAGACCCTACAAAATTCAATAAATTCAAGTCAACACCAAAGATTAAATTACCCGAATAAATATATATTACATTATTCTCATTTTTATAAGAAATTGGGTCTTTTAATTTAAGTATTTTTTTAACAATTTTATATAATTTACTTCTATCAAATTGAATTACATCTAAATCTACATAGTTTATATTTTCAATAGCTTTTTTATATGCATGCCTCATAAAGTCCTCAAGGTCTGGCTCATATATTTTACGTTCAACAGTTCGTCTAAATGTCCAAAAGATATTTTTATTAATACTTCTATTTAATACATTGATATTGTCAATACCATATAAATCCACCACTGTTTCATACCCTATGATTAAAGTTGGTAAATTGGTGTATATAATATCGTCCAAAGATTTAACAACGTTAAACTCTGGGCCAACATTTATTACATCAGTACAAACAATATTAGCTATTTCCATATTGCAAAGATACTAAAAAATAATTAAAAAAACAAATAATTAAATTGAAGAAATAAATCCATGATTTATTTCTACAGTGGGTTCTTTCCAATATAATGCATCTTTTGGGTTATTAAATCTTTTCATAAAGTATGATGCAGCTTGACTTCGTTTATGTGGAAAAAATATGGTAGCATTTGGGTCATCTTGTGGACATCCCCAACCTTTAGTATATGGTCCACTATAAATTTCATTTAAAGTGTTATAACCTTTAGTTCTAGCGCAACCACAACATACTTCCACATAATGAGCAAATAAAAATGCAACATATTGTTCATCATAATATGTTACAGGTGGTGTGATTATATTTACTTCTTTTATAAATTTATCCCACGTTTCCATTTTTGTTAAATAATCTAATTGTTGTTCAACAGTTGAAAATATACCACCTGAATATAATTGAAATACATCGGGGTATGAACCAAAATTCCATTGTATTAAACCTATTGATACTAATTCATTTGTATCTCTTGAGTTTACGGCTGATAAATTAAAACTTGATTCAATCTCCATATTACCCATGATTCCAGCAACAATTTCTTTATTATACCCTCTATCTTTAAAATATTGTTTAACAGCGACTTGATTCTGGTTGAGTTCTGCTGTTGTAGGTTTAGTAAAAATATAATTTGTATTACTACCAACATTACTTAAATCGCTTAATGAAGCCCCCTTAGAATCGACTTCATCTAAGTTAGCTAATAAATGTGCATATAGTGTTTCATCATCAACCATTTTAGTTTTAATCCTTCTAATTCTAACCCCTTTAAATGTGGTTGTCATATGATTAGCTTTAATATGATGTCTAGTATTAATAATAGTGTAAGCACCATCAAAAATAGGGACATTATTAATTTGGAAGAACATAAATGGTTGAATTTGTGCACAACCTAACATTTCAACTTCAACTGAGTATGCTCTATTATTATAAATATCGAATAAGTTTTGACCAATTGAGTTATTTCTATTCAATTTAGAAAGACTATCGATAATTTCAAGACTTTCATTTGTTTCAGTAAATTCACTTTGGTCTAAATGAATTTCTTTAAATATTGATTGGTTTTGGTCTACATAATTAACTAAAAAATAAGGTATGTTTTGACCACCATCTTTAAAATCTGTTGGTAATTCCGTATCTGTGATTATTAATTCACCAGTTTTTGGGTCATATTTACTTGGTAATGAAAAACTATCATTAGGTCTTTTTGTGTTTTTTTTATCAATGTTTAATTGATTTGATTGTTCACCAAAATACATACAAATAAATTGTGGGTTAGTGGCAGTAACTGAATCATTAAAATTATATGGTTCAAATATACTAGTAACACTTTCTTTAGAAGAATAATCAATAAATGTTGGTAATGGAATAAAATCAAAGTTATTATCTCTAAGTATTCTAGCAATAAAATTATAAAAACTAATGTTTGAATTACTTGATAGGTAATCTACGAATCCAGTAGGTGAAACTTTAAATTTACCGCTAATATCAATATAAGCCCTATCTAGAAAGTTAAAATTTTTGTATAAATTACCAGTTATTATAGATTCCATACTTGGATGTACACCAAGAATCCATTTATTATAAATAGATTTAATATTTTTATATAACCCTAATTTAATATCATCAACTTTATCAGTGCCAAATAAATTTTTATTAATTTCTGCATCAGGGTTAGTTGATGTAGCATTTAAGGTTTTATATGTGGAAAAAAATGTACTAAGATATTCTTTTTGTTGAATTGATGGAATTTCAAAATTACTAATTCTATCAGTTTTACCTTCCCAAATTCTATAAGTTCCGTTTATTAAAACTTTTTCATCAATAAGAAATAAGAATGTATCATTTGACGCTGGACTAGCGGTTATGATTTCTAAATCAAAATAACCCTTTTCGTTATTTGGTATAACTTTATAATTAGTTGAAACATTTGTTTTAAATCCTGTCGTATCATTAGGGTTGACTTTTAAGTTATTCCAAATTGTAATTATTTGGTCATCTGATGTGGTATCATCAAAAATTTCTAAATTATTCTGTATATTTAACCAACCATTTTCACTATCAACCCAATTAATAAACTCATTGATGAAAATATCTTTAACACTATTTGGTAAATTTTTAATTACATCTGAAAGTTGTTCGTACTTAGTAGAACCTATACTAACAGTATTAAAATTTATTGGTGTACTACTAATTGATGAATAAATTAAGTATTCATCTTTATTGATTTCAACATTATTTATATTAGGAATTAAACTTTCATCACCAATTTTTGTTATACTATATTTAAGAATATCTGAAGATTTAGAATTTCTAAATAATAAACCACCCATAAACAAAATCCAAGAATATGGGATTGAAGTAAACCCAGCCCTTTCATTAAAATATTTTAAAGTTTTATTACTCAATAACCCTAAAGGTAAAATTTCATAAGAATTTTTATATAAAAGTCCTTCAAAAGGTATTGAATGTAAAAATAATAAAGCTTTACTATAATTATCTGTTTGATTATAATAAAATCTAGAACCAAATAAATTATAAATTTTTTTATTACTTTTAAAATTTGAATTAAAAATAAAATTTTTACCTTCATCACCAGCTCTACTTATAAGATTTTCTTTTAATCTTATATCATAAAATTCATAAAATAAAGGTGATTCACTTTTTGGAGTTTTGTATGTCATGAATTCATGTGTTCTATATCGACCACCAAGTAATGTATTATGTGTACTCACTAACTCATTTTCAGCCATTTCGCTTACAACACCATTACCGTCACCACCCGTTACATAACTTTCGTAAATTAATTGTTTAGTATAATCACTTTTATCTATTATTTTAATAAATTTTTCATATTCAATCTCATTATTTGTACCCTCATTCAATTGACTATTAGATATTACATTACTAATAAACGTACCATTAAAATAACTTCTACCAGTATTTGTATTTAATTCATTAAATTTACTATCTAAAGATTTGGTTGTTTGGTTAATTGGAATAAATTCTGGTCTGTTATTAAATGCATCATTAAAATTTTTAAAACCACCATTACCAATATCTGGTTTATCGTGATGATAAACAATTTTATCCCCACCTAAAAAACTTTTATTATAATATAATCTTAATCCATGAAATGTGCCTACTTTACCAAATGTTTCTTGACTATCACCAAAATATGTTTTTATTTGTGTATCAATATTACCGTTAGGTTCTATTATAACATTTTTAACATCTATAAGAGTGTTATAGGCTTGATTAGCTTCAATTTTAGCTACTTCAGTAATTTCTTCAATAGTTAAATTTTTATGCGAAAAACCTAAAAATAATGCCATTCTTTGAACAATCAATTTCATGGCTGGTTGTATGTTAGAATGGATTACGCTATTCCAAGGATTTTCATTGTTTTCATCAAACGCTAATGTTTCTAATGGGTTTATTGGAAACCACGCTTTAGAGTCAGCGTAAATACCCTCTATTATTTCTTTATCCTTTTTAGCGGCCATTTTAATAGAATCGTATAAATCGTTGATAAATTTAACTTCAGCATATTCACTAAATTTACGCTTAGAACCTAACCATTTTTCAACCAAAGTACCATCACCGTTGGTGTCTTTACCTTCATCTTCTACATATTCTGGAAATGGTGCAACCGCAATTTGATTAGAACCGTTAATGCTTATAAATTCAGTAAAATTTCTTTTATCAGCTGCTTGTAAATTTCTATTACCATTTTTTCGGTCATTTTCTATTTCTTCTTCAAGGTTTTTAACAACATCAATAAATAAATCAACATGGTCACATAAAATTTTAAATAAAGACCCTATTGAAGCGTCAAATTTAGTTCCTTCTTTTTTTAAGAAACTGTTAATATCTTGAGTGAAAGATTCAGTTACTAACTTTTTATTTTTATCAAATTCCTCTTGTAATTTTTCCCTAGTTAATCTAACTTTATTTAATGCAAATCTAATATCAACCATGTTTTTTATTGAAGGGTCGGTTATTAAATTATTATCTCTATACTTTTTATTAATTATATCAAGCGTATACCCATACATTTCTTTAATAAAAGTGTCATTTTGTTCTTTTATTTTAAAATTAAGGTATTTTTTAATATCCTTACTTTTTTGAAATTCATCAAATGAATAAAATGATGTAGTAGCTATATTAAATTCGTTTTTACGAATAAAATCTGCTACTTTAAAATTATTATAAAATATTCCATTACTATCCAATTGAAAATCTTCAATATTTAACTTAAAAGTTTTTGAATCCCCTTTAACTTGGTTTAACTCATTATATTCTTCAACTAATTTTAATGTGGAATTTTTATATTCTTTTTTAGTAGTGTCAGATAATGTATATGGTTTTAAATAATCAGGATTATTTGTGAAATAATTTACATTGGTATTCATAGCTACAGCCATGTTTTGAGCTGTGGTTACCCCAGTGTCAGTAAGTTTAGTATAACCTTCAAATATTAATGGAAACACATTTGTTAATGATTGTTCAATGGAAAGTAATTTCGTATTTAATTTATCATAAATGGTTAACGCCTTTAATTGTTTATTATCTTCTCTGAATTTAATGATATAATCTTCCAATTTTTTAACAATACTTCGTAATTCTTCAAAAGTTGTAAACCCTTGAATGGATTTAATAGCATTAATACCTTTTTGTGTGTAAGGCGTTCCTTTTAATATACCCATTAATAAATCAGATAAAAATGCATATGTATAACCAATAAAATCACATGTAATAATAAAACTACCCGTTTCATTATCTAAATTACCGTTAAATTTAGTCATATGTAAAGCATATTGAACGGGTTTTCCGTAATAACCTTTAACAGTTAAATAAAATATTGGGTAAGGCATTTTAAATAAAAATGAATATGGTGACTCTTCACCTAATTCAAATAATTGACCTCTTATATCTTTGAATTTGATTTTTACAATAGGTACATATGAAGTGTTAAAACTAATATCTATTGTCTCGATACCTAATGTACCCAAATCTTTATTATCCCTATTAAATTTAGTGTTTAATTCAGTGTAGTGAGTTGTTAAATACTTTTCTTCATTACCAGAACCATCAATAAAACTAATTCTAGTTACTTCATTACTGGTAGGGTTAGTAGCGTTTATATTATTTTTAGAATAAATTATAGGGTCATCACCTCTTACTAAAACTTCTAACTCAACAGATATATTTAAATCTTCTAAATTAGCTGCTGTAGAGTCTTCACCATTTGGGTCTATAACCCAAAGATTCTTAACTTTAGTAACTTTAACATTCGACTTTAAATTAGCCATACAATTTGAAATATATATCTATTTCATCTAAATAATCATTAATAGATGTAACGAAAGGGAATGGTACCCTAATTATTTTATTATTTGGTATGTTGAATTCTAAACCTCCAAATTCTGGGTTTGCTAACATAATTAACCACCCATAATAAGGTGTATCGTAATATTTTTGACTCAACACATCAAATCTAGTGCTACCAACCTTATAAATCAAGTACTTATCTGTATTTTTTTCTGGTATCTTAATTCCAGGGATTGGTTTATAGTCATTGTCACTCCTAAACCTATCGTATCTATCTAAATATTTTTGTGCCATAATTTTTAATTTTAAATCTCTAAACCAGTTTCTACATCAACTATTATTGTTTCAGTATAAGTAAGACCACCACTCGTTAAAGAAAATTTAAATGATTTATTACCAGTACCATACTCTGATTGATTCCAAGTTGTATTAGGTATTGATGCTGAAGAATTTATAACCGCACTGTTAGGTGACGTAGAATTAAATTGCCCAGTCATAATTATTTTAAACCCACTTGAAGTTCCAATTTCGATTTTATAGCCATAATTTTTAGAAAGACTAGTTAATGGGTAACTACCTCCACTAGTATAAGTTAAATCAAAAGTATTTGTGGTACCTAAATTTACAAAACTATTAAATTTTACAGTCCATCCAAGATTTTTAAATATCTGCTCATCTGAAATGGTAGTTGCATTTACTTCACTTTGTTTTTTAGCTTCAACTTCAGCTACAGTATTTTCATCATTTTTTAGTGAGGTTTTTGGTTTCTTAAATGGGTCATAAGCTTCTTCAGCAAACTCTCTTAAATTAGTAACACCTTCTAAAGGGTCAAATAATTCTGGTTTTGTTGGGTTTATTTTTTCTTTCCTAACCCATCTATCAGCTCTAGGGTCATAAACACCCGAATTGGCAAAATAATTAAAAGAAACAGCATTTTGTAATTTATTTATAGGCCCATTTAACGCACTTCCACCAATGAATTTAAATGATATATTAACATTTGCTATCATTGGTTGAACTCCAACACCTTCTGGATTTAAATCCCAAACCAATGGTTCATAATCTATCCCAAGGCTATTAATTATTATTTTAGTGTGATAAAAATCACCAATTCTTAAAATACATACTGGTGGTTTTCCAAAAGCTAAATTATTACTCTTGTTAGTTTTATTAGTTGGGCCTTGCCTAGTACATTGTTGTAAAAATGTTAATCTAGAATTAAATCCTTCTGGTGTTGTTGAATGAAATGCTGGGTGAAAGAATTTTATTTTCTCCCTAATATTATTATAAATAATTTTATCACTTTGAGAATCACTTTTCTTTAATTTCTCAAAATATTCATCTTCACGATGGAATCTATTCGTGACTCTACGTATAATTTCTTTAGCTGCGGAATTTGTTTTTTCTGTCTTAATATCCGTAACATTTGATATTTGTTCATCGTATTCAGGTTGATAAATGAATTCGACTATCACAGCTCTTTCTTTTTTAACCAACTCAGAATCTACTCTATAAGTAGCATCAGAAGTAGCATCTTTATCACCTCTTGATGTTGTTTCTACAAATCTTATATCACTTTTAACATTAGTTTGAAACCATTGTTTTACTGTTGCAATTCTAGCATCAGATAATCTTATATTTGATTCAGCAGTCCCAACTTTACTTGCATAACCACTTAATTTAATAGCTATACCATTATTTTGTAATACAGCCTCTTTAATTAAATCTGAAAACCCTACTACATTCCAACGAGTATTTAATCCATATTGAGTCCAGTTATTGGAAGGTGTTCCTACACTTGATGTGTAACCTTCAGAATATGTAATAAGTGGGGATATCGCATTGTTATCTTCATAATCTGGATATAACGAAGCAACGTCATTAGGGAAATAAAAGTTAAAATTATCTGGTAAATAAACGTCCGTAGCTATAAATTCTTCTTCTAATTTAATATCAGCATTTATTTCTTCTTGTAATTGAGCTAATTCATTTTGTGAAAAATATTGGTTATAATCAGTGCAACCAGCAACTAAACTAGCCATTAATTCATTAGTAATAATTTTACTATTATTCATATAATCAGGATAATCAATTATTACTTTAAATGCTAAAGTACCACTTCTTTCAGTATTATTATAAGTATAAACTGGTTCTCCTCTACCAATGAATTTAGTTGAATCCCAATCAATTGTTGTTGTGTCAGTAAATTTTATGTCATATGGTGGAAACCACATAATTCTACCTTTAGTTCCTGTTTTAGGGTCACCATTACCAATTTCAAATTTAGGTAAGTTTTCTAATGAATCATTCCAAGCTAAGTTTTCAATTGAAAACATGAATTTCTTAGCCTCATAAGGGTCAACAGCACCGCTATCAGGTATTTTATAAGGTGAAATTTTAACAAAACCATTACTACCTAATACAGAATCTTCAATATCATTCCTAATTTTATCTCTATAATTAAATAACCCGCTATTTTTTTGTAAATCACTAACTGAACCATAAGTTTTAGTTGATGTCCATGTTCTACAAAACACATTATCAATATCAGAACTACCCATTAGATAATCTTGACTTAAAACCCCACTACTTTTAGATAATCTATTACCTGATGGTGTGTTTAATTGTGAGAAATCAACTAAAGGTGTACCTTGAGCATCGAAATTAATTTTATATTTTACAATATCATTGAATAAATCTTTAGTTTTAGATAATAAATCACCAGTATCACTAAAAGTTGAATTTGGGTTCCAAATTGAATCACTTCCGTTAAATTCTGTTTGACTTGCAACAGGTAAACCATTAAGTGGACTAAACTCAAGTGAATTTAAAGTTACACCACTAGTATTTACGTTATATTCACGAGGGTCAGTAACACCTAATTTACTTCTACCAGCACCATCTGAAGTATATGCAGGTTTAAATTCATTTAAATTAAGATTATCAAATAATCTAAGTAATTGTCCTTTACCTGTATATTTGATTAAAGAAACGTTTCTTAATAAACTAGCTTCACTCATATTAACGTCTACATTATTCGTAAAAATTGAAGCGTTTTCATCAATAATATCAATTGGTAAATTGAATCCTGTAATATCTAAAGCTAAATCACCAATTCTACCAGCAGTTGTACCTCTAACAGTAATACTATTATCGGGTACAATAAAGTCAGACCCACTTAATAAACTAAACGGTTGAAGATTAACTTGACCGAATAACTCTCTTTGCGCATTAAAGGTCGCTCTTTGACCCAAAGCTAAAAGTAACTGTTGACCACCTATTATACCTAAAGGTGTCTCATTTATACCCCCAGTGGCTCCTAGAGCCCTCCCAGCTAATGTTGTTCTGATGTCACCTTGAGAAGTGAAACTACCATTTCCTAATCCAAAACCTTCTTGAGATAGAATACTATCTAAAACATCCAAACTTTTGGTTCCATAACCACCAAGATTTAAATCTTTATTCTCATCAATATAACCACCATCACGTTGAGCATAACTATAAGAATTGTTTATTATGGTTGCGGCAACCATATCTTCGGTTGAAGTATATCTATTTCTACTAATAACATCATTACGATAATTAACACCTGAATCTTCTAAATTTTCAGATGGTTGAATGGAATCAAAATTAGTGGATATATTCGCTTGAGAACCTAAACCAATAGCAGAAACACTTAAACCGTTATTAGTTACAGTATCAGATAATATTAAATTTCTGTTTAATAACAAATCTCTAAAATTGGGAGATAAATAATTTATTGAATTAGCCATGCTTTTCTTTTATTATAAATATTAATTTAACTCTTTTTTTATATTTTAATTTTAATTCATTAAAAACATTAGGGTTTAGTTGAAAACTTAAAAACGCAATATTAGTATTTAAATTAGTATACTATTAGTATTTAAATTAATTTTAATATATAATATATTCTATTAATACTTTATAAAAAACAAAATAAATTAAAAAAATACAAGGAAAAACTCAACTTTTTTTAAAAAATTTTACTTTTCCTTATTTTATAAGGGTTTTGAGAGATAAAATAATTAAGCAACAATTGGGTTAGAAGGTATTCTACCTCCATTAATAGCCGAAGTTAATTGTTCTTGTATCTTCCTACTCAATTCTCTCATTAAAAATGGGTCGTTTAAATCAATTTTAAAACTTCCATCATTAGTAGTTAATTCTAACTTTCCTTCAACCGCTAAAGGTTTATTAAATTCGACTAAAACCTTACTACCACTATGGTTATAAGCTTTTTCTTTACTAATATATCTTTCAATGTTCTTACCTTTTTCAATCGCTTTTATTAATGATGAACTATCAATTGAATCGTCATTTTTACCTGGCTTAGCAATGCCGTTTTTATCTAATATTCTATCAATAGGTCCATCGGGTTTAGCTCCAATCAATGTATCACTTGAATTAAATGGAATTGCATCTTGATTAGGTCTAGCAATGAAATCATTTTGTGGCATACTATAATTCATACCTTCACCACCATATCTAGCATCACCAGCCAAATCACCGAGTTTAGTACCACCCCAACCACCAACAATACCACCAACAATACCACCAATAGTAGTACCAATTACAGGAATAATTGAACCAATTGCAGCACCAGCAGCAGCACCACCCCAAGCACCAAGGCCACCACCAAGGCCAGTCATTGCAGTACGATGTATATTTTCACCAGTATCCATACCAGCTTCTTTGTTTTCAGACCATTCATTATAACCAGCTAAACCACCAGCTAAAAGACCAGCACCAATAGCACCACCAGAAACTGAACCTTTACCTACATTTCTAAGTAACCCTTTAAATCCACCACCTTTAGCCATATTACCAAATAATTTACCACCCCATTGTTTAGAAGTAACACCTTTAGCATCATCTAAAAGGCTATTAATACCACCATCAGCATTAGCAACACTATTAAAACCTAAACCTAATTTAATACCTCTAGCAAACCATAAAGCTTCTTTACCAATCAATGCTAATCCAGTAACTACACCACCAATAGCTGCAAATGTTTTTGGCCATTCAGCCATAAATTCAGCTATATTTGTGACCATAGGACTGAAAGTAGCAATTAAACTTTCAATCACACCTGAAATCTTTTCAAATGCTGGTAATAATCCAGATTTAAAGGTATCTTTCAACGCATCAAATCTTTCATTGAATGTCATCGCTTCTTCAGCTCTTCCTTGAAGACTTTTCTGGTATTCTTGTTGTGATTTTACAATTTCAGGTGTAATTCTTTGAAGTGCATCAACACTTTCAGTTACCGTTTCGTTACCTACTTGCATGGTAACCTTGAACTCACCACTATCTTTATCAAATTGAGCAAGACTTGATATAAATGATTTATCTTCATCACTGAAAATACTAGATATACCACTTTCTATTTTAGTAAATTTTGCAGCTTCCCTAGCTGATTTAGCTAATTCATCAAATGACATTCCTGTTGCATTGGCAACTTCCCTTAACCTATGTAATTCCATTGGGTCAATAGTAACTTCACCAGTAGCTTCATCAAATCTAGCCGTTTCTTTAGTAGCATTGATAATATCTTGAGTTAGCCCTTTCATATCATTTCTACTTCTATACATCAACTCGAATGGGTCACCTAATCTAGCCCAAGCACCACCTAAAACTTGTAATTTAGCCGCAGCTTCTACCGCACCTTCAGGTGTGATTAAGTTTTCAGCGAAATCAGCAATAGTTTGCATTTCAATTTTAAATTTGGTAGCTAGGTTAGCCATCTCACCTAAACCTTTAATACCACCTTTAAATGCATATTTGTTAGCTATTTTCATGTTATTTTGAACATTCTTAATAACTTTACCACTTGAAACACCCATTTTAGTGGATGTAGCAAGCATATCTTCAACGAATGCTACGGAACCTTTTGCTGAAATATTGAAGTTTTCCATTTCAGCGGCAAATTCACCAGCACCCTCAACACCTAAAACAGTACCTTTAGCTAATTGAGACATTGCCTCTAATTGCTCACCAGATAATTGAACACTACGCCCAATATTGTCACTATATCTACCTTGAAGTTGTGCTAAATCTTTAGTGTTAATACCAATTTTAGCAGTAGTAATAGAAGATTTATATATGTTATCTCTGAATCCAGCAGCTTGGTTAGAAAGAATACCCATTTGAAGTTCGGTCTCTCTAACAGATTTTTGTTGTTTTAACCAATAATGACGTTGGTCATATAATATTTTACCTAACTCTTTGGTTTGTCTAACAATATCTTTTGCAGTTAAAGCATGGACTTTAACACTTTTTACTGCATCTTGGTGTATTTTAAGGTTTTTCTCAGCTTGAATTTCAACGTTTGTAAGTGAATTAACCTCATTATTTATTAACCCTATTTTAACCTTACGGGCATCAATTTCTTTATCAGTTAATGCAAGACCGTTAGCTTCACGTTTAGTTATTTCATCTTGAAGCTTTTTAGCTTCTTCTTGTAGTTTAGCACGTTGACCTTGTATGTATAATAGATTTTTATTGAGGCTTTCAGTTTCGTGTAATAACTTATTATAGTCATTTAAACTTTTTGACGCTTCATTAATCAATCTAACCCTCTCTTTATGGGCAGCAAGTTCTTCTTCTTGTAGTTTATTTTTCTTAGCCATTATTTATATTATTCAACAATTCTTATTGCGCCTTCATCCTCTACTATTTTACAATTAAGGTCCATATCACAATGACTTACCCTAACTTTAAAATTACCATCACCTAAATCTTTTAAAATTTTTAACTCCCAATGTCCATTAGTACTTCTTCTACGCCCACTTATTATAATATTACCTTTTTCTATTTTACCAGGGTATTTATGACTTCTAAATTTATCAGTATTCAATAATTTAATGTTATTGTCAACTATAACTGACCCAGAAATTATTTCGAATTGAATTTGCCTTCCTACGGTTAAATAAGAATTTTTAGTTACCTCTTTATCTAATATTTGGTTTAATTGATTAACACCTTTTGGTGATGCATTCATTAATGTATCCCAAAAATCAGGTGTTTTATCCATAGCTTCTAAATATTCTTTACTATGTGGGCTACTTTTGATTTTATCAATTAATTCTTGTTTACTCATTGGTGTGTAATCACTATCACCGTTATCAACCCCACCGCCACCTACTTCAATATTTAATAACCCAGTAATTTGTACAATTCTATCTGACCTATAAAGATTTAACACTAAATCGTTATTTTTAATTTTTACTAAACTATTAATGCTGATATATATATTTCTATTTTTAAATGTATTTAATAAAGTTTTAATTTTAGTACTTTCACCATCAGAATTGATATCTTCTAACGTACAACTTAATTTTTTAGGGGTAATTTCATTAACTCTTAAAAAAATATTATTTGTTATACCATCATTTTCAGCAATTTTTTCTTCTGAAGCAATGTTGATTATAGAACCTTTTTTAGCCGTTTTTATAATGTCATTCATTTCATTCATTCTTTCCTCTAAACGATTCTCTTCAATAGGTTTAACGATATCTACTTGTTTTATTTCGCCACCTTTTTTAGCAGTACTAAACTCTTCAACTTTCAATACGATTTTAGCACCTTCACCACTTGGTGAATTTTTTTCATATTTATAAATTGTTAAAGTACCATCACTAATCGCATCTTTGGTAAAAGTGTATTCTTTACCATCACTTTTATCAACCATAATAACTCTACCAGCTAAATTTGACTCAACAAAAAATGTTTTTTCAGATTTATCTTTTAAAACCAATCTAATTACACTTTCTTGTTGTATATTTGGTAAAACTTCCTTTAGTTCAGCTTCTAATAATAATGAAGCCATAACTTTATATGCGTATGTCATATCACTCATAATGAATCGTTTTAATATAAATATCTAGTGAACTACCCATCCACACTTCGTGATGGATGGGCTTCAAGTTTCATTGACTTGCCCAACGACAACACCTCCACTTGTTTTTGCTTATTGTCCGAAATGCGTCCCGCATTCAGACATGAAAATTCTTTTCATTTGCTTTCCATGATTTTATGGCAAACAAAACCTTGTTTGCCAACCACATATCATACATCAAAGAACAGGTTATCTTGGTTATCGATAACTTATTATTTGTAAATATACAACTCTATAGTTAAAAGGTCAAGTTTTTTTGTCGCTTATATCCCACCCACGTAAAAACGGTGGGTGGGTTTTATGCTCCGTTTTATAAAAACCCCTAATAATTAAGGGCTTTTCTTATTTAGGTGAATATTTCCTAGTTTGTGACCATTTACCTGTTTTTGTAACTCTAGAACCACTACTTCTACGTTCTTCAGCGTCAATAGCTTCGTTTTGTAACGTAACCATAAAGAATCGTCTTTCATAAGTTGGCATTCTCATTAAATCTTCATAAGAAAACCCTAAATGTTGTCTACAAACATAAATTTCTTCCAATAACTGCCTCTTATATTCCAAGGTCAGGCCAAAAAAATGAAAAGTTAAGGGGAAGAAACGTGGCAAGGGACCCACCCCCAGGAGTCTCGACTGTGATATTCATATCAATGCCAGATTCAATTTCGTTCACATACTTTCTAAATGCTCTCACATCTCCAAGTCTCATTTTTTGTTCAACAAAGTTTTTAACTGTTTCAGAATCATAATCATCTTCAACTGCAACAACTTGCTTTAAAAGTGTGTATGTTGAAGCGTCAGTAAATTCAGGTCCCATTTCTTTAGACATTTCATCCAAATGAGTTTCAATATCTTCAACATCACCAGTATTTAATAGTCTAAATTTTATTGTTGTTTGAGCAACAGGTAATTTAAATGTAAAATGACCATTTTCATCAGGTTTTACACCTAAATGTTTAATTCCTAATTTAGATAAATCAAGTTCAACCTCAAATTCTTTATAATCATCGTTAGGGTCATTCAATTTAATTTTATACATTGGTCCAAAACCTGTAGAACGTAACCAAATCATAATTGCATTTCTATCACCAACATGTAAATCTTTATATCTAATGTTAGTATCTAATATTTTTCTATTGATTAATATCTCTAAAAACTTTCCTGACTTTAAAAGATTTGGGTTGGTAATGATATTCTCATCCATAGCATTCAAATAAGCCACTTTTAAGGCACTTTTACCTTTTTTGTATAATAACCCTTCACTTGGTAATTTAAGTAGGTCATAAGGCACGTCTTCTTGTGGAGTACTTAAAGCCGCATATCTATCTTCATTAGATAATTCAATTTTTTTATGCGCTTTTGTTTCAGGTTGTGAATAACTTACTTTAGGTTTAACATCAATTGGTGCTTCAATTTCTAGACCTTGAGCTTCAGCCTTTCTTTGTGCGATTAATTCATCTCTTAATCTTAATTGTTCTTCTAAACGCTCAAGACTTTCTTTATTCATTTGAGCTTGAGCCTCCATTTCACCTTTAGATTTGTGTTTTTCGATGATAGCTAATTCTTCTTTAGCTTGTTGAGCTATTTTTGTGCCAGTTTCATTGGCTTCCTTCATAGCATCAGTCATTTTTGATGCTGGGAATACATTTGGTTTTTCCATTTTATAAAAACTTATTTAAATATATTATATACTATAAATACTTAAAATAAAGTTTTTTTTCTTAATTGTAGATATTATCGATAGTTCTTTCACCATCTTCTTTTGAAAACCATTGACTATTTTTAACGTCTGTTGGTTCTGGTTGGTTAAGTGGACAACCACATGTTTCATCTAAATCTTCTTCTAATGGTAATTCCATATCATTACCCAGCATAATTTCGTTCACATCTTCGTTGGCATATCTTCCATCCCAACTAAATTTAGTTTCTTTGATTAAAATTTCTTTTAATCTTTTAAATTGTGCTTCGGTTATCTTTAATTTTGTTTTCATTATTTTAAGATTTTAGACAATTGAGGGTATAAATCTGGAACAATAGTGTATTTAACTACTTTTTCTTCAGCATATAAACTTTGAGCATTCATTCTTTCTTGAAACCTCTTATTAGCTTCACGCATTGCTGATTTTTTATCATTTCTTCTTGTCATTTTATATATATTTAATCCATGCCCAGAATTTTCTTTCATTAAGATAATCTAGGTTATCATCATTAGAATGCGCTTCTCTTTCAAATGAAATGTTATTATACGCCTTTGTGCCGTATTTAAAAAGTTTTATAAACCATTCAATACCATACCATAAATAAAATGGTATCACTAACATTTCTTGTTGTTGTTTTATATGAATTGATTCGTGATTAATAATTTTTTTAGCCACATTTTTATAATATTGTGAGCTATTATATCTTTCTCTTAATACGATATATGGCCATAAAGTAACGCCACCTATTTTCATAAACCAACTAATTGAGTCTAAGAATTTATCACTGTATTTAACTATTGGTATTTTCATAAAATCTGTTTAATATAAATATAAAAAAAAATCACTTAGGTAGCGAAACTTAAGTGATTTTAATAGCCGTTTGACTATAATCGGTCCTAAACCGTTTATTTTCATTTCAAACCACATGACATATTGTATATCATTATTTGAAATTTTAGAATCCTAATATTTGACGTAGCTATTTTACTTTTTAATTTGTAACTAACTGATAATCAGTATGATACTAGAATATTAATATTGCTCTGTCAAATCTCAATGTAGCTGTGATATCTGCGATACCATCATCATCCATTGCTAAATCACCAAAACCAACATTTGTTAACATCGTTCCTTGTAATTGCCATTTTTCAACAACAACACCAGTTGGGTCTAACATTTCAATTTCAACGTCTTTTTTATATCCAGCAGCGTAACCTTGTCTTCCAGTTACTGACTCAGATTGTAATCTTACCCATTCCATAATAGCTTGAGAAGATGAAGGTCCAATTGCATCCCTGAAAACAACGTCTATTGTTGACCAAGTAAATCTACCAATAACCCAAGTTGAAGTATTCAAGAAAGGAATCTCCACTTCATTTTGTTCTATTGAAGGACGTGATGCTGATTGCAACCACCATTGTTGAATACCTAATTCGGCTGGAAATCTCATTAACCATCTATTTTTTTTCTTAGGCTCGTATGGTACGGGCATTTTCATCAATAAATCTGACATATTTTCTTGTTTTTTTAAATTTTTTGTAGTATCATTGTAAAATACTAATTGTTATTTAATAATAAATATAAAAAAAATGAAAAAAAATATTAAAAAGGTTGATAAATTTTTAGAAAAGGTTAAAAATAAATTCAAAAATAAATTCGATTATTCAAAAATGAATTACCTAGATAGTCAAACACCAATAGATATCCTATGTAATGAACATTTAATTTATTTTAAACAAACACCTATTGAACATTTAAGAGGTTATAAAAAATGTGTTTTATGTGGTGGTAAAGTTACTAATTTAGATGAGTTTTTAATTAAAGCTAAAAA